AAGGATTTATAATGTCTTGTCTAGAGTTTTCTAATTCACTTAGCAAAGCTTCATTTTGAATTCTTCTTTCTTCAGCTTCGTTAGCCAACTTATTAGCCTGTGCCTGCTGCACAAAGCCCATAGTGATTTGTCCAGCCATCATAATTCCTCCAGTGACAGCTAAGGCTGTGTTCGTATTATCCATATTTCCTGATTTATTTGATGTGTTAGTCGTGCTTGTTGTATTAGTTGGTAGCGTTCTTAACGTTGGTGGCGTGCTTGTTGTATTAACCGGTTTAAAACCATTACGCAACAAAAAACGTATTTTTGCTTGTTCTTTAGCTGATTCTATCTCAGAATCACTTCTAAAATCTAAATCGTCGTAAGGTCCCATATTATATAGCGTTTGTTCCTACTGTGAATATCTCTTTTATGTCTCCGGTATTAGTGGTATCTGTAGTTATACTTACTTTAGCTACAAAACCTTTAACACCTGTTATTGATTTACCAAAAACAACTTCCCTAGGTCTAATTGTGCTAGCATTAACTATATTAGCATAGTATTTGTTTTCTTTAGGCCTAAACCCAGCGTAATACTTTATACCTGAATCAGTATACTCTCCTTCTTCATAGCTTAGTATTGTTTTAGAAACATCACCATTTGTCGCAAACTCAGACTTAGATTTATCATCTGTTCTTATAAAATCTACTTGCCAACCTTTACTACCTTCGTAATTTATTGTTGTAAATGTTTTTACTTTTCCAGGATTTTGGTTAAATATAAATATAACATTAGACTTACTATACACGCCATAAAAATTACCCATATCGCAAGGTGTAATACTTTCAAACACGTTATCACCTAAAAATCCACCTTCATAATGTTCGTATAATTTACCGTTTTTAGTACTAAAATATCTACTTTTCATACTAAATGCTGTTTCAGGTCTATATGTGTAGAAACTTACCCAGCCTCTTACTTTTTCATCATAATGAAGGGTATTATAATAATCACTTGTTTCTTCTATAGTTTTACTAGGACCTGTTCTTTGTAATGAAACTACATAGTTATCTTGATATGAATCATAAGCGCCAACAACAGCATCTTTAGTTCTAACTATAAATCTAGCCTTACCAACACTTTCATCTGGTATAAAATTACTAAAACCTGCTTCACTTATAAATATTAAACCATTAACAGTATCTGTACCAGTAACTGTAGCATTGGTAGTGACAAAATTTCCAGCAGAGTTAGCAAGTTCATATTCAAGTATAGAGCCAACTTCAGGTGCATTAGCCGCGGCTAATCCTCCACTAACTTGTATAAAAGCTCCTAATTCGTTTATTGGTATAGAGTTACCGCTAATAGTAGCAGGTGGCATTTGGCCAACTATATTATAACTAGCACTTGTCCTAGTTTTCACTTCATCTTTAATTTTATTTAGATTATCTCTAAAAAAATCTTTCATACCATACTCTGATATTTCAGTAATACCATCTCTAGATAATCTTAATATAGCATTTCTATACTTATCTGCAAAATATCTTCTAAAACCATATTTAGCAAATGACTCTGGGTTTCTACTTATACCATAATCACCTGTATAAGGGGTTATTTGTCCTATAACTACTTTACCAGCCGTAGTCAGTGCTTGGCCTTCAGCTGTGAATATAGCATCTTTATCTATTAGTGCTCTGTTAACTTTGTTTTCTTGAATTATAGTTAAATCATTGTCCATAGCATCTAAAAGTTGGACGCTACCGTACCCAGGATCAACCGCTCTTGTAATGTCTTGACCGATACTAAAAACATTTGTTTCATTAAAACCAGTTCTAGAGTTAAAAACTCCAGAATAAATTAAAGCATTAGACCTGTACTTAGATTCATTACTGTCTTCTCTTAAAAACGCTCTTACTCCTAATTCTGATGGCGTATTGTTAAAAGCTCCTCTAACCCTAGATTCTTCTACTATAAAATTACTACCAGCAGTATCGTCAAATATAACACTACCTGTAGCAACATTACTTTTAGGCGCAGAAACACTGCCAGAGTTTGTAAAATTTAAACTACCATCATATTCTATTAAGTCAGTGCTTGTACCACTCCAGCCTTTATAAGGTACACCAGGATATACCGCATGAAACTTCTGTAGATTTATAGCCGATGTAGGGTAATGATCTCCCATAACAGGCGTAGTAACATGCTTAAGCCAAAACGTATTATAATATATTATTTCTTGATTAAATGCTGCCATTATCTATGTATTATAAAGTGTACTATAAAATCATCGCTTGTTTTACTTCCAGCACCATGGTTTGAACTACCATCAAAAGCATCTTCTAATTGTAAAGTAATTTCAAAAAGCCAAGCTGCTTTATTATCACCATCATTGCTACCTAAATCACTGTCTTTTATATGTGACTCGCCTGAAGGATCCCAATAAAGTGATTTAAGATACTCATTGTGAGTTGGGTTACCATTGTTAACTCCACCTGAATGATTTCTTCTATCATTTCCAAACCCGTGTAATGATGTTTGTAATATCTTAAATTGAGCTTTTCTGTTTAGCGGTGAATTAGCCCCACCATCATATCTTGTAGTTGATTTGAAGTAATATGATTCATTATTAGGATTAAACAATACAGAATATCTATTAACACTTTTAATTGTCGTATTCAAACCTTTTAACCTTCCGTCTCCACCAAGTATACCCGGGCTAGTTTCTCCTTCTAAGTTGTTAGATGTTCTAGTGTTTGAGTTAAAAGTTGTAACACCTTGAGAACCATTAGTAATAAAATCTAATCTACCTATTCCAAATCTAATGTCTCCGTTAGAGTCTAAATATTTACCAATACTAGAGTTACCCTGATTTAAATCAGAGTTTTTCATAAATATTAATCTTGAAGTTCCAGTTAATGATTGAACACCATTACTGTCAACAAGTCCTGCAGCTCCAGTTGTTGTACCAGATGCAGTGTATGCATTAACTATTTTATTGCTGGAATTGTAAGTACTCCAAGGTGTAGCGCCTAAAGATCCTATAGCAACGTTTGATTGGTTACGAGGAGGTATTAATCCTGTGTTTTGTTGTAAATAACCAGCCCCAGCTAATCCTGTTTCTGTGTTTACATCAGTATCATTACTAAGACCACTCCATACGCTAAGCCTGTATATTATAGGTTTTCTATTAGTTACTCTAAAATTTTCATATCTAAAAAACTTAGACACTTGAGTTCCTTCACTATCTGGACAAGTAGCTTTTAAAGTAAATGTAAATACCATATTACCATCAAAACTTCCATCTGTAAATTCATAAATCTTTAAGTTTCTTATTTTAAAAGTTGGAGAAGTACCAGAACTACCAACTGTAGCTTGAACTACTTGCCAGTCTAAAGTAACATCAGCACCGTTACCATCTACAACTTTTGATAAAGTTATTTTTGATAATGGATTGTTTATTTTGTTACTAGCAGTTGTACCTGTCATTACTTCAAAAACATTAGTAGCATTAGTACCAGCAGCGTCTCCTTCTTCCATAGTAAATATTATAGGAGATATTCCAGTTAATACTCCACTAGGCTCTGCTGTTCTTATACTATTATTTAATTCTGATATTAAACCAGAAGTACCTGTTTCATAAAATATTTCTAAAGCACTTTCAGTAGGTGAAGTTTCAAATACAGTTAGATTCTTAGAAAACTGAGGCTCAAGGTCTGAGCTTCCATATCCATTTGTTTTTTGAACAACATTTGAAAAACCTATTCTTGACTTTGTGGAAAGCTTGGCTATATAAGGATTTTTATTTTCACCTAGATAAATAGGATCTACTGAACCAGATTTACCTGGATATATGAAAGTAGTTGCAGAAAATTGAGCACTATTAGCATCTAAGTGATTTAAGTCAACACCTTTATATATAGTCCAATCACCTAAGTTTCTAAATGTTTTAATCTCATCAACTTGTATTCTTTGAGGATTTAACATTTGTTGAGAAACTTTTGGCTGGCCTTGAAATGTTGTGTTGGTTGCAGAAGTATTACCGGTAGGTATAACAGGCTCACCTACTACACAAAATAAATTAGTTTCAGATCCAAATTGCTGGTCATTACCTCCAACTTGTTTTAGTTCTCTAGGTATTTTATTTATATTGTCACCTGATAAAGCTATATGAGAAACATTTTCGTCATTTTCAAACGTAAGATTACTGGAATTTAAACCTAAACCTTTAAATAATATATTACCACTTAAACTTCCCGCAGTGTATACATTGTAATAATCTTGTTCTTTTTGTTTTACTACTACTTGATAAGTATACCAACCTAAAGGATTATCTTTTTCGTGATATAGACCAGGCCAATCTTTAGGACCTTCATCTGGTATTTCTCTGTTCCATTTTATTCTCAAAGTTCTACCAAAAAACTCTAAAGGATCTGTACCTCCTGCGGTATATGGTGCATATATAGTACTAGACTTTTCATCTAAACTATCGTTAAGCATCACATTGCTAGTTCTTCCATATCTATCTCTCAATACAACTCCTATTTGATAAGTTCTATTCTGTTTAACAGTATGATTAGGATGTTCTTTAATTTGTTGATTAGTTGATGATAAAATGTTTTTATCAGATATTGCTAAATCGTAGTCTAGTTTAGATAAATTCCCATATCTCTGTAAGAAATTACCATAAACTACTCTATTACCTACTACGGCTTGTGCTAAAGCTTTTATAGGTACTATATCTGATACTCTAGTTATTTCTTTTTCTGGTAAAACTTTTATAGGTTGCTGTGAATTGTAATCATATTGTATCTCACCGCCTAATGTTGATATTACTATTTTAGCTACAGTTCGGTTTTCAGGAGCTGGATCTTGAAAGGCTAAGCCACTTAAACTAACAATGTCTCCTACTTCATAACCAATTCCTGAGTCTACTATTTCAAGAAAATTACTATTAAGAGCTCCATAATCATTAACTAATGTTCCCGTACGTCTAACTCTAACAATTAAGCCTGATCCAGATCCACCAGTAGTTGTTGATTCTCTACCATGATCACCGGCACTACCAGTAGGGGAAAAGCCAGAGCCTACATTTCCACCTGTAAAAGTAGCTGTAGCTACTTGGCCTTCAAAATCTTTTGTTTCTAAATCTGTTATTACTTTTATGTTCTGATCATTTGCAGCTTTACTAACTATTTGTATTTCTTTTACTTTATAATTATCTTTCAAAGTGCTAGCATTAGAACCGGGCAAAGGTATTGTAAGTAAAATATTTGTTACAGAGTTTTCCATAATATCAATTACACCTTTTCTAGCGGTTAGCTGAGCGTCTCTTCCTATAAAATAACCTTGTTGCTTTGGTATAAATGCACTTTGAGTAAATGGCGCCATTAAAGAATACTCGTCATCATCAAACTTAAATCTATAGCTAAACCTTAGAAATTTATCTTCTAAATATTTTGCTTGTCCGCTATATGAAAAAGTTAAATCGTAATCTGGATTAGGCCAACTAAATCCAAATACATGACCAGTTGACCAAGTTGGCAACTGCTGATTAATGTCAGTTACATGTAAGTCATCTCTAGTTTCAAGCTCTATCTCACATCCTGGAGTAGTTATATCTATTTTTTTAACAAAAACTTCTTTATGTCCTGGAACACTTAAGTTATTCACTTTAATTCTTTTACCTACTCCTTGATTAATATAGGTAGTTCCTAATCCAATGTCATCATCTTCATTATTAGCAAGCTGCATATGAGAAAATAAATTTATTTGAGAAGCGCTTAAACCGTTTTTTAATAAAAGTAAGTCTGGATTAGAACTTGTTAATATCTGACCATAAGCTAAAAAAGAAGGAGGTAAATATTCGTCTTGTTTGTTTGTTAAGCTAATTTTTTTATAACCTTTATAATTATGTATAAAAGATATAGGTTGATAAGGATAATATTTTGCTATAGATATTTGATCTTCATTTGAATAGTATGTGCTGTTTGATATAGCATTTTTTATATTGATCTTTCTTGGTTGATTAAAATTGTCAGTAAAAAACAATAAATCTTCTATTATATTAGCCGTTATTCTATATAATTTTGAAAATTTTAAAAAAGAGCCTTGAACTAATATACCAATAAACCCAGGCGAATATGCACATATAAAATTTTTACCAACAGATCTAGTTACGTTATTAACAGTACTTCCGTTTGGAAGTGTAATTGACCCTGTTCTATCTTCGGATAAGGCACCTTCTTCTGCTGAATTACTTATAAATACAATTATTAAATCTTTAGACTCGTCTATTGCTTGACCTATTACTTCTAAGTTTGGAATATTTGAAGGTATACCAAAGTCAGTTAATTCAAAATTACCTAATACTGTTTGTAAAGTACCAACATCATCAGACTCTGAGTTACTGACCTGTATATTTGTTCCACTTCTATAAGTACCATTAGGAATTAAACGATCGTCTAAATCCTGGTTCATTTTAGAGCCTTGAAAACTATTTTTAATTTCTGCCATACTTAGTGCTTAATCCACTTATTTCTATTTCTAAATACTTGAGCTATTTCTTCTATTTTAATATTGCTTAATCTTATCTTAGCATTTCTAAGAGCTGCTCTTCTTTCTATTTTGTATCTCTGTACTATATATTCTGGTACTTTTGACCTTGTAGATAATATAGCGTAAGCTATTTGCTTGTACATAGCTTCTTCAGCTAGCTTAGGAACTCGCATGTCTTCAGTTACAGCTAGTCCATCTGATATATATTCTAATATTATTAGTTTATTTACTAAGCCACTAGAGAAACTAAAAGTACCTTCTCTCTCATTTATAGTAAACTTGCCATTTACTTGAGCCTCTTCAGGTTGCATGCCAAATCTAGCTCCTAGTAACTGTGCGTCTTTAGGGTATCTATAATCATCAGGAGATGTAGTTGATGTATTTATATTCATAGCAGCATACCTAGAATCTGTCGTGGAAGACAATGAAGTGTTATTACCAAAACCATCTTGTATAGCTTCGCCATCACTATCTTGGCCATATATTTCTGTAGGATTACTAGTTATTCTAGTAGGATATATAATATGCTTAGCGCCAACGTTATCTATCCAAGATAGTCTTACGTAATTAACATAATCTTTTGGAAAAGGCAAACTTAAACTAGCTGGTATAGCTAGCTCTTGAGATTTAATTACCTTTAAAGTGTCATAGCTAAACTCTTGCATTGCTCTTCTAGCGTGGAACAAAACATCAGTTCTTTTACATTGAGCTATTATTTTATCTGCACCTACATAACCAACTATAAAGTTGTTTATAATATCATTAAGCTTTATATACTGATATTCTCCGTAGTTGTAAGCTTTAGCGGCAGACTTTAATTGTATATAGTAATCTCCAGCTTGGAAAACACCACTAGTGTAAGTCGTTGAGCTTCCGTCTGCATATATTTGACCATTTGAAACTGGATCAAAAACAATTTGACCTGTAGTGCTTATGCTTAGTTGAGTTTCTTTTAATTTTTTATAAGCATTTGTACCTTCTCTAAAGTATACTTCAAAGTTACTAGCTGAGCCTATTTGCAAAGCGCTTGAGTTGTAAGCAGATACAAGTGTAGTATTAAAAGTAGTTAAAGCAAATGTTTTTGTAGCGCCTGCTGAGAAAGCTGCTTGTCCAGTAAAATATTGTTGACCTGCGTAATATTGTCCGTCGTCTTCGTTTAGTAAAAAGTTAGTAGCCATATATTATGATTTATCTAGTTGCTCGTCTTTTGCTAATTCAGACGTCATAGTTTGTAATACTACAGGATCTTGAATAATTACACCTGCGTATAATAATATTCTTTTAATTACTTCGTGTCTTTCAGACACGTGTAAATCAAAATTAACTTTACCAGTAGACGGTGTTACAGTAGAACCTGTAGTTGTATCAGCATATATATAACCACCAGTATTAGAATCTTCAATATAAGCCCAAGTTGGATTACCTGGTTTTTTAACATATTGAACTTTAACATTTTCTATTATAGTAGTGGGATATACAAGTATTTTTGTGTTAGTGTCTGTAGAATTATCCTCTTGTAGAAATATAGGGAACGTGTCTGAAGGAGCAGCTAACTTAGAATTTTTTATATTGTAAAATTCTCTTCTGCCTACTTTTTGAACTTCTTGTTCTTGAGTACCGCCTGAATACGTAACAGATCCTAACCTATATAAATCTGTAGGCAATGTGAATATACCTCCTGAAGTATGAACAGCTGCAGCTTCTTTTTTAAATTCAGATATTCTTTCATCTACAAATTCAGCTCTATTAGCATAGTCATATTCAGTTTGAGGCTGTCTTAAATATTGATTTACATCATTGAAATATCCTTCAAATATTTCATTTTGCACTTGAGCACCTATTTTGTTAAATTCATCAGGGGTCATATAACCTCTTTGCTCTTTATTTAAAATAAGTAGTACAGTTTTATATACGTCATCAACATTTATCATCTTAAATATTTTAAAAAGAGGCCACCAACCGCGGCCTCATAGTAATTATAATCACTTGTTATTTCAGCTTTTTAGTGATTGTTTTATAAACTTCAACTCCTTCGTCTGTTTTAAACCAAGCAGCTAAAGCTGAATATGGATTTTCATCAAATGGTATAGTCATTAATTTTCTACCGCTTGACTTCCAATTAAATGTTCTTTGATCTTGAGATAATCCTATTAAACCTGCTTCAACAGATTTAATACCAAAGTTTCTAAGCTCAACATTTTCATCTTCTAGCAACTCTAAAAAGTTATAAGGATTTCTTCTAGCCATAATTAAAATGTCTCTTTTTATTTCCTTAGAGCTCATATCTTTTACAGCAGATCCTACTTCAACTCTTAACATAGCTTCAGCTTTATCTATATCTATATCTCTAGCAGCGTTCATAGCGTCTAGCTCCATATTAATATAATCAACTTGATCCGACGCTGCTTCTTCCGGCTTTTCTTCTTTGTAATACTTGTCAAGCCCAGAATGATATATGCTTAATATTTTCTGCAATACAACATCTTCTCTTTTAACAGAAAGAGAACCATCTCTAAAAACTATTTGACCTAGTATAGCTGGATCAGATTGTTCTTCTTCAAACGGTGTCTTCTGGTTAGTACAATACCTAATGTTTTTCATCTCTTTATTTTCCTCGTCCCACCATTGGCATTTACTAGGTATTCTAAATGTTAAAGGAGTTGATTCACCTTTTAAAGTGTATAGTCTGTTTTTATACTCCCAAGTATCTTTTTTAGTTTCTTTTACTACAGGCTTAGCTGCAGGTTTTTTTACTTTTGTTTCCATAATATAATATAATAAAAAATATAAAATAGAGGTGGCCGAAGCCACCTCATATAGCTGTTAATTATACAGCATTTTTAAATAATACAAAGTTATTTGCACCTTGTACTACTAAACATCTCTCAGATAAGAAGTGAACTTCCATTACATCTTTAGAAGAAGTAGCAGCTCCACCTACAGATCCTAAGATCCAAGACTTCATTCTACGATCTTCTGATTCAGAAGCTCTATATCTTACATGTAAGAAAGGTCGTCTGATGTTTGATCCTAACATTTGATCATAAACAGTTGATGTTCCAGCAGGAACTAATAAACCATCTATATCATCTAACATACCTCTAGTAGTAGCATCGTTTAAGTATTTCCAATCAGTTTTGTAGAAGTCATAAGAACCTCTTCTAAAACCAGAAAATCCTAAATTAAGAGCCATATTCTCATCGTTGTCAAATAAACCATAAGAAGTACCACCAGAATAGTAAGCATTAAGACCTGCTAACATATCATCGATTTCAAGATTATGAGTTCTATCCATGAATAACATGTTTTCCTCAATAGCACCTTGTGTATCTAGTTCAGCTAATATATTATCAAAATCACCTTTTGCTAATACATCATTACCAGCACCTGATTGATATACGTTACCTCCGGTTTCTACTTGATGGAATAAACCTGAAGTACCTGCAGTTGCAGCATTTGTTCCAGGAACAGACTCAACCATAGTCATTTCTAAGTAATCTTCAAATCTTAGTCTTGTTTCAGACTCAGCTTTTAGATACCATAAATAACCGGATGTTCCGTCTTCTGTAGCAACTTCAACCCATCCAATTTGTGAAGCATCAGAACCACTAACTTCGTAGTAATCTTTGATGATAATTGGATTGTTCTTTTTTGTAGTAAACTCAGGCTGTAAAGCTTTGTCTCTACCAGCTACACCTTTAGCAAATTCAGAACCAAATACAAATATTGATACGTCATCATTATCAGCCCATTGAGCAGATCCACTAGCTGTACATGTTAAGTCACTAAAGTTATAAGGATCAACAGTAATAGTTGTAAAAGCAGTAGCTCCAGATCCACCAGTAGCAGTAGCAGCATTAGTAACAATTGCTTTAACTGTTATTCCAGTTGCTGGTTCGCTAATAGCAACTAAATCGTCTTTTCTAATAGCCATATTAGAAGTTCCGTGTACTATTTTCACTTGATTAGCAGATACATCAACAGCAGTAGCTTTTGTATTGTCATAACCAATGTGTAACCTATTTTGTTCAGACCAAATTACTTGATCAGATGTCATCGGCATCTCAGCACCGACCATTCTTAAAAACCCGTTAAGAGTTCTGTTTCCATATCGCTCTACTTCTTCTTCATATAACTCAGGTAGGAATTGTTTGTTCCAGCCTTCGCCATTTGCTTGAAAATCTAAGTAGTTACTAGAAGTAATTACTTGTGATTGTTCAGGCATGATAGCCGTAGAGTCATGGGTACTATTAAATGAATAACTCATTTCTCTATGTTTTAATTATTGTTATCGTTTTATTTTTAATTTTGAACTAGAATAACCTGACGGTACAACACGCATTTTAGCACCGCCAACATTTATATCAGGTGAAGTCCTAGGACTATTTGATAAGTTTTTTGACTTAGCCATTACGTCTTTTACAGCATCAGCTTTTCCTTGTTCATAAAAATGCTTAGCAATAGCATCAGCATTTTCTCCTGCAAAAATAGCTTTATGATAACCATTATAATCTTTAACATTACCCTCACCATCCAGAAACTTCTGAACAAAGTTTGTTAAATTTGATTGTTTATCAGCAACATCGTTAGTGTTATTAACGCCATATCTAAACTTCTTCTCACCTAAGCTAAATTCAAAACCTTTGAACTCTTCGTTAAAAAAGCTTTTAGTTTGAGTTTGAAACCTATCGTGTTGTTGTTTAGCCATTTCTTGCTCTTTGTTGTATCTGTTGAAAAACTCAGTAGCTTTTTGTTGGTCTTGAGTTACGCCGGGCCTCAACTTGATTTCCTCGTAATATTTACTCTTTGTTTCCTCTAAAAAGCTTTTAGCTTTTGCAACTTCTTCTTTGTACTCTAGTTTTTTCTTTTTAATCTCTCTATCTTCAGCAGTATCCTTATCATAAGAAAACTTATCCTCTAATAAAAAGCTTATTTCTTCAGAGTCCAAATGCGGTTTAGTAGTTTTATAATACTCTACTAGTAAAGCATCATTATCTATACTAGAATAATCTCTATTTAATCTAACATAGTCTTCTACTGTTCCACCTGTTTCTCTCATAAATTCAACTAACTTTTCTACATTTTCAGGTAAGTCAGTTTTTATTACTTCAGTTTCAGGTGTTTTAATTTCTTCTTTAGCTTGAACTTTTTCTTCTGTAATTTCCATTAAAGGAGAATTAGTTTGTTGTACAACTTCTTCTTTAACTTCTTCTTTAGCTTTTTCAGTTTCTTCTATTTTAACTTTATCAGCTTTGACTTTAGCTTCTTCAACTTCTTCAACTGTTTTAGCTTTAATTACATTAGGTTTGTTGTCTACTAATTTTTTAGGTTTTTTAATTTTAAAAGAACCTTCTTCTTTTACTTCTTCTTTTGACATAATATAATATAATAATTAATAATTGCTACTCCATCAACTGGCCAAGATTTAAACCTTGACTAGGCTGTGGTGTAGGCATAGCACTTTCAGGTGCTATTTTTTCTTGCTGGGTTTGTCTTTGTTCTTGGCCCTGCATTGAAACTCTTTTATCTTTACGATCTTCTTTTGCTGAGTCTGAGTCAGTTCTTACTTTTGCTTTAACCTCTTCTAACTGCATGTCATAGTTAAACTGTTGCTCCATTAACTGTTGCTTTACTTGAGCCTCTTGTTGAAGCTTTTGTATTTCAAACTGCGACTTAGCTTGTTCTAGTTGTATTTTTTGCTCAGTAATTACTTGTTGTTTTTGTGATTCTGCTAAAGCAGCTTGCTCACTAGCTTGAGCATTTGCTTGAGCTTGAGCTTGCATATTCTGCTGCTGCATTGTTTGCTCTTTAGCCATTTTATTTTCACGTTTCTTTTTCAACATCCTGTTTGCAAGCTTTAAGTTTTTAACTTCTCTAAGCTCTATAGCGTCTTCTAAATATATTTGACCTCCTTGTAAAGCTACTTGTATGTTTTGCTCTAATAATTGTTTGTCTGCTTCGTCTGGTTCTAGATTTAAAAATATACCAAAATCTAATAAGTTAGAAGAAGTCAATTGTTCTAAAGTTTTAGAGTTGTACATTGATATGCTTTGTATTAAAGCATTGTAAGTAGTAGGATAAGCTATAGCATCAGCTATACGCATACTAATGTTTTCACAAGTTTTTAATGTCAAGTATAAGCTAGACTGTAATACATGTCTAGTTGCTACATTAGAGTTAGCAGCGGCAAGTTTTTGTAAACCAACTAAAGCATATTTATCAGGATTACTACCATCTCTAGCTTCGTTTAAACCGGTCACATCCCTAATCATTTGTAAATAATATTGATAAGTCTGTATTAAAGACTGTATTTTTCCCATACCATTATTAGTATTTATCTCTTGTATAGGAACTCTACCAGGATTTCCAGTGCCATCTTGAGTCATTGATCTACCAACTATAGAACCAGTTTGAAAATACATGTTTAATGCTTCAGCAGGATTATAGTTTGTACCATTACCTAAATCTACTTCTGATAATCCATCGACATCCATATATACACCGTCAGGTATAACTCTAGACATAACTTGCTGTAGCTTTAAATGAGTTATCTGTATCATATCAGCAAACGTAGTTATTCTACTTACTATAGATTCAACTCTACCTTTGTACATGCGAGGAGCAACTAAAGAGTAGTTCATATTAACTTTAGTTATATCAGCTTCAGGTCTAGTCATATTCTTAGCCATACCCCAGCTTAATAATTTATCTCTACCTAATACCTTAGCGCCACTGTATAATACTTCTATAGCTCTATGAGCTTTTTTAAAGTTGTCAGTATCAGGAGCTTCTAAGAATGTATCTTGCTTTTCTAATGCTTTTTCAAAACCTTTATCTGTTTTCTTTATTTTAAAAACTTGATTAGTGTAAGTTTTATAATCAAAATATAATACTTGAACAGTGTGATCATCATATTTACCATTGTAAGTTCTAGTATACTGTGAGCTACCTCTATACTTTTGTAGATCTTTAATATCTTCGTTTGTTAAATCTGGAAATTGTTTTTTAAGCTCTGGTATACTTAAATACTTTACTTCACCTACATAATATAAATCTTGAAAATATGGATCTTCGCTATATGAGTGTACTAAATTAGCAGGATCAACATATTCAATTTTAACACCTTCGCTTTCGTTAAAACAAGTTTTAGCACAAGCTATACCTAAAACTGTTAAATCATAGTTTAATCTTTTTCTAATTAAATCATATTTATTTTTGTCTAATATATAGTTTATAGCTTCTTCTTGACTAACTTCCACAGCTTGTTTATAATCAAACTGCATGTGAGCTTCTATATCTTCTTTTGCGGTAGGAACATTTTTACCTTTTGGACCTCTAGAAACATCTTTGCCAGTAGCTTTTTTTACAGCTTCTATATACTTAGCAGCGTTAATATCAGCTATTATGCTTTCGGCATATTCAGTTCTTTTCTTTACAGATGTAGGATCTTGTGCATACGCTGTTAATTCATAGTTTCTTTGGCTAATTCCATTTACTAATATATCAACAAACTTAGGTATAACTGGTACGGGTTTCCAGTCTAAGTTAAGATATGATAAATCACCATTTATAGATAATTCGTCTTTGTACTTTTGAACACTTTGTTCACCTCTAGCGTATAATCTAAGTCTATGGAAGTTATTATAATTAGTATTGAACCTGTCATAAACACCTCTATCATTGGCAAACCATTCGTTTTCTATAGCTCTTGCTACTGCAAGCCCGTATTCTTGGGTAGCTTTTTCTGCTTCAGGTACTACCTGATCTGGAAAAGAACTATTATAATTAGTATTTATCATTTATATTATTTTTGAATTATATCCTGTATTGTCGTATCTTTTAATACCTAAATTAACGCTTTGTCTTAATATTTTAGCAACTGGATTATATTTGTTTTGATTTACAGCCATTATAGCTAAACCAGAACTAATAGAAGCATCATGCTTAGTTCTATTGTTTATGTTAAACTTAGCCCAGTCTTCCAATGTATTTTGAAAGTATAAATTACCATATTGATTATCTTCACTTAATCCTACATAGTTTTCTATATAACTTTCAATAGCAGCAGCATGTGCTTGCTTAATATCTTCACTTGTATTAGGTATTCCACCTATTTCTTTTTCAGTAGTAGACAATTTATTCCAAACTTTATCAGGTCTATTAATGCTAAAATTTCTATAACCTCTTCTTTTTAAATAATACAATAGACGAGGTTTATTGTTTTCTGCTAGTATAGGCATCCCATAAAAATGAAGTGCCATTAGAACGTCTTCAAAGAACATCTCGGCAGTTTGTGGCCTACATATATACTCTAAAAAGAAATGATTTGGCGGCGAGTCAAATAAACTAAATTTAGTTAATCCATGTAATGCTCCTTTACTGCCGCGACCATCAACAGTACCGCTAATATCGTAAGAGTCACAGCCGAAAGCTCCAACGTCTTTATTACCTGGATATTTAACTCCATTTTTAATTATTATATTATTTTGCATTTCTATATTAGGAACCCAGGAAACTAAAAATCTACCATCTTTATTTGGGTAAAAATAAACTTTAGTATCTTGTATTCCTTCTTTCCAAGCAAAACTTCCTCTTGTAACTAGTTTAGAATTATCTAATTCTTCGTTGTAATCTATTTGCTCGTATATTTTAGTTAAGTTGAAAAGACTATCTTTTGTTTCATCTCTAAAAGCATGTTGCTCTGTTCTTGGAAACTGTCTATAGTATTCATTTAAACTATCACTATCACCTTTTAATCCTTCAACTTCATTTTCCCAGTGTTCAATAACTCCTGTTGTAATTTCATGACCATCTGCTCCTTTGATATTATCTTGTCCTCTAACGAATACAGGGTGTCCGTAAGTATCGATGAATCCCTCGTAGTTCCACTCCATAGGTATGAACAAGCTATAGAGTCCAGAAGCAGTTTGTCCGTTTCTATTTCTTTTTGTAACTTCTGAATTGTAGTAAAGTTTTTTAAAATTGTCTCCACCCTTGTCTAAAGCATTTGATGTTGAGCCCATCATACATTTACCTACAACTCTAGATCCTAGACGTAATGTAGTTTTTGTAACTCTCCAGTTGTTTAATATATTGTCAGGTCTTTCCCATTTACCACTTTCATCATGAGCTAATAGCTTTAGCTTTTCACCATCGTAAGAGTTATCACCCGTATTTTTCCAATCAATAGTTGTATCAAGTCCTTCTAATTCTGTAAGTTGTTCATTCGTCTCCAGCTTTCTTCTAGTAAGTTTGGATGCCGGAACCCTATATGCCAACTCAGTTTTTGGCCGATCCATACCGTCTTGAATTGGTTTGAAGAAAAACGGATAATTAACGGATATTGGGACAACTTTATCTGTAAACATTTTTTTGGCATCTGAACCAGACTTGGAAAGTATGCCGAATCTAGCATCGGAAGATATTGTAGCTTGGTTAACAAGCTCTGCGCTTGACATAAAAGAGAATCCAGATCGTCTGTTTTTGAGGTAGCACATACCATAACATCTTGTGTCTGCTTTGCACGCTTCCCAAAATATAAAGAAGAGTCTGTTTGATTCTCTAAAGTCTGGAGCTCCAACGTCAATTTTTGACCACTGTAAGTACATATAGTGAGTACCAGTAATGTAAGTAGCCACACCCTTATTATAGAACCAGAATCCTTTATCTCTTTTTTCAAATTCTTTATCAATGTAGTCATACCATCTTTCTTTAAATACTGTATCTTTTTCTTCCCAGTCAAATCTAGTTTTTATTCTTTGCAGCTCTTTTGGATAATCAAATTTTTCCCAGTATTGTTCCGCTTTGTTTTCGCTTCGTTTAAACGGTTTATCTGTTGCTGGTAAAGCGATGCGGAGATTTTGTATTTCAATGATTGTTCCAATTTTACCTGTTTTACTTATTACTATAAAATCATAATCAGAATTATAACCATAATCCCATTTTTTAAACCTATTGTTTTTAGCTAATATTTTAGAGTTAACAACGTCTTTTACTTCTTTCCATAACGCCTGTTTATAACTCATTTGCTTCTACCTTCTGCAAAGCCTTTAAAACTTTTAACTTGCTTATCTTTACCTTGCTTTATTTCTTCTATAGCTTTTTCTTCGTCTTGTATTCTATTTAATATTTCAAAAGCATCGAATATAGCTAGCTTTTTAGTAGCTGCAGCGTTTTTTAATCTATCAGCTGTAACATCATCTTCAGTATCTACTATAGGTTCTTTAGCCACTTTAATTAACTCTTCAACAGCTTTTTGCGCTGAGTCAATTATTCTTTGCTTAGTTTTTATAATATCCATAATTTAATACAATTCTGTTTAACCTCATGCAGTATAATTTTTCATCATTAATTATAAATTCAAATTCTGACTTAGGCTTAAATATAATATGGTCTTGTGGTTTTATATATTTATTATTAGGGCATGTATGAACAATTCCTTCATGAGGTTGCTCTATTCTAGTGTGTAAATAACTTTTGTTTTTTATAGGTTCAACAAAACAATAATCTAAATTAGATTTATTATTGTACATATATATTTGATCTAAACCGCAGAAATACAAATCATCTTTAAAATACTTAGCACTATTTCTTTCTCTACCCTTCATATCATACCATCTTCTAAATATATTATGATGTACATAAACTTCGTCACCTACTTTTATTGGAGAAGAGAAAGCAGTTGGCACAGAAACAACAACTGCTCTCTTACTCACAAATCTGTGGTTTTCTATAGTGGTATTTACAATAAGAGATTTATCTCCTATTTTTATTTCATTGTCATATCTTTCGTTGAAAGGTTTAACAATAAAATCGTATAAACTATTCACCGTAGTTTAAATCATATTCTACAGATATAGCCATATTTCTATTAAACTTTTTCCAAGGAAGAACTTCTTTATTTTTAGTAATAAATATATCGTAAGAATCATCTTCATTGTTGTGTATAATATTAGAAATAGTATGATCACCCCAAACTTTTTGACCTACAGCATAATGCATTGCGCTGTCTTTATAATCAGAACCTATACTTATTTTTCTAACTATACTACTCTGCTTCATTGTTCTTACTTATTTTACCATCTTTTAAATCGATAGTAACTTTACCGTACTTTTCTTCTAACTTAGTCTGTAATGACCCTAATTCTACCCTAGCAGCTTGTAGAGTTTGAATGTGCTCTATTTTCTTAGCTTCTAACGCACCGAGATTAAATACCTCATTATTTATCTTATCATTAACAGTAGTTATAGAAGTTAATTCTTCTTTTGTTACTTTTTTTGCTTTTGCCATTTTATTTTATTTTATTTAATTTAACTTAATTATATAATCACTTGTAAGTTAGTATACTTACCTACAATTACCTGCAGCGGTTACTACGCCACTTGAGCTAGTTGTTACAAAAACTCTATTGTCAGAAGCATTAATAAATGCTATATGAGAACTATTTATTGTAGTTGTTCCAGCATCACTATAAATAATGTCGTTCATACCTGGAAAATCTCCACTTCCATTATGATAAACTGTTTGCTCAAACTCCTCTATAGAACAAGCAGCATTAGCAGTATCACCACTTACTCCACCTGCAAAAGAAGTTACAGAAACAAAATCATGATCATAAGCGTAAAATTCTGACATACTGTGTGGTGCATTTCCATCAGGTCTATCACTAGACGCGTTGTTTAAGTTTATGTTATCTACAGTACCATCACTACACTCCTTTAAACTTATATTGCTATGGGAGTTACTAGAGCTGTAGTTATCATCACTAAGCTCTCTTTTAATACCTAGTAAACTAAGAGTGCCACTACTTGGAACAGCCATTATATTAACCTTTTTAAGCCATCAACTTGTTTAGACAAGTCTTTTATAGCTTCAATTAGTAATGGTACTATCTTTTCATACTTAACAGCTTTGTAACCGTTATCTCTTGTATCTACTATTTCAGGTAATATCTTTTCTACTTCTTGAGCTATAACACCAACATCGTGACCTTTATTAGGATGTATTTCTTCGTCTTCTATCCAATCAAACTCTATACCTTGTAAAGATTTTACTTTATCTAAAGCTTTATCTATAGTACTTAAATTATTTTTTAATCTTATATCAGAACTAGCAAATGCTGTTATATCATTTGAAGCTTGTATAGTTCCTGAAGTTGACGAAGGTGCGACGCCTACGCCTAAAGCTGTATTAATTTTACAATTACCATTTACAAATAGCTTTTCAGTATTACTAGTATTAGCGCCTACAATAAGGTTACCTCCACCTTGACCAATGACACAACCAGCGTCATCATACCAGTTTATACCAACTTTACCAGTTCCTGAAGCATCTATAATAACATAGCCATTTGTTTCATTAGCTTTTATAGATGGTTGGCCTGAAGCTCTTAGTAATCTTAAATTAGGATGGCCTGTTCCGCTAGAGTTCATAACTATTCTTCCAGTCATGTTCATTATAGAACTACCAAAAGTTAGTGCAGATTCACCTGTTAAAGTTTTAGAATCAGTAGCTGTAATTATTCTATCACTAGCAAGACCACTAAAATTAAAAGTGTTTGTATTCCAATGTTTATATTGTGTAGTATCACCATCACCATATATAGGACCTGTGGTTGTTATACCACCTTGAGATATTAAATCTAAATCTACTGAAGAAGCTACTGTAAACGAACTATAACTAGTTAAATTTCCAGTACCTGTACCAGAAGGATCTGTTGCATCTGGAGTCCAGTCTCTTCTATACCAGCCGTTACTTTGAACATTATCCATGATAGCAAAGTTAACATTAGCTGTACCATCTACGTATACTTGAAGTGCTGCACCATGGTAAGTTGTACCATCTTTTATTCTAATATCACTAAATCTACCATTACCACCATAAGAACTATTAAGCATAACATTTAGAACATTAGATCCATCAGTTCCATAATGGTGAGCGGCATAAAAAACTACAACTTGATGTTGACCACTTGTTGTGTCCCATAATACAAATCTAGCACCAGCTCTATTACCAGAGTTAGCTACTATTGCTATAGTATACCAACCTGCTGCCAAATTTGTAGCACTTTCTGACTCTTCTGAATAACCTCTTTTAAAAAATGAATCTATATCACTAGATGTAACAGTATCTGTAGGTATAGCTGTAGAATTAAAAGCATTAGAACCTAGAGTTGCTGAAGATTTTGAAACCACATTACTACCGTCCATAACTACAGCTTTGTAGCCTGTAGCAGTTACAGCAGGTATAGCACTTAGAGTAAGACCACTAGTACCAATAGTAGTGTTAGAATCAGTAATTGTTAATCTGTCAGTACCTCCAGTCCTAACTTTAAACATATTGTTACCTTGAAAACCAAAGAAAGTATCTGAGTCACCTTCATGGTATATATAGCTAGACATAACCATACTTCCAGTTAACGTTAAAACACTACCAGTAAAAGTTAAGTTTGCTTCTGCGTTAGCATTAGTTCCATCTCCTGTTAATACTCTATTATTAGCATTGTTAGATATAGTAGGTATTGTTGTACTATTAAATGCATTTGAGCCTAATTCTCTTTGCCCAACAACTCCACTTGAATTAATCATTAATGAACTTGCTTCACTAGATTGTTCGCCTACTGATGTTATTTTTAAACCCTCTGTAGTTAGTACATTAGACGCATATGTAAAGCCTGAATCTATAGTTAGCTGACTAGCTGAACTAAAAATTGCAACTTTGTTACCTCCAGTTTGACCAGAAGTAGTTATTCCACCACCACCAGAACCAAAAGCTCCAGAGCCTAGTTCTCTAGTTCCAACAATGCCTGATGAATTAATCATCAAAGCAGTTGCTTCACTGTTTTGTGCTAATAATCCAGTTAGTTGTAACCCGGAAACGCTGGTATTTAAACCAGCGACACTTCCAGGTATACTAACATCACTTAAAAATTTTATAGCCATTTAATTTTATTTAATTTATTTTATTTATTAACCACCAGAAGTACTGTAAGAGTTTTGCGTACTTGGTGCAGCTGCAGTTACTTGAGCTTGGAACATACAAACGACATCGTGACTAGGCACGTGAGAAAAGAATATCTTAGCCGTATTAGCATCTGCATGTTGTACTTCTACCATACACTGAGTATAAGTTGAGTCAAGTAGATGAGCTGTAAATAAGAAATCTCTAGTTCCTAAACCGTGAGTTATAACAGCAACTTTGTTAGATATAAAGGTTGAGTTAGAAACATCAACAGTAGATTTTAATCTAGTAGCTGCCATTGCCGCAGGTGTCACAGCTCTAACAGCGTCACTACCAGCTACAACTTCTGCATTTGTAGCCATCTCCATAACACCTTTTGTAGTCGTGTTAGCGTCAGCTACAGATAATACAGCGCTTGAAGAAGATATGTTAGTACCAGCAAATAGATCAGCTAACTTACTTACATTAGTCATACGCATTGTACCAGCGTCATTATGTAAGAAACCATCACCATTAGCTACAGCAGTAGTACCTCTTGCAGTACCACCATCAATTAAGTTTATTTCAGCAGTAGTAGCAGTAACGCCGTCTATTATGTTAAGCTCACTAGCAGTAGCTGTAACACCATCTAATATGTTAAGTTCAGCAGCTGAAGAAGTTATTGAAGTACCATCTATTTGAAATGTAGTAGCATTTACTTCACCTGCAGATCCATATATAACAGACTTACTGTTTACAACATTACCAGCAGAAGCATTGTCATTTAAGTTTAATTCAGCGGCAGTAGAAGTTACAGGTGAACCACCTAAATATAATCTAGTTCCAAATATAAATCCAAACTCAGCATCTCCAACAGTTCCACTAAACACATTTAAACTGTTAGTTGCATCTGGTATAAAAGTAAATCTTCCAGTTGAATCATCTCTACCAAAGAAACCTAGCCTAGCAGCTGAACCAGTATGCCATCTAAATTCTATACCTCGATCTTTATTATCATCTGAAGAAGGAGCAGTATCTCCACCTAATGTAAATATAGGATCGTCAATAGTTACTGTAGTTGAATTAACAGTAGTGTTTGTTCCATTTACAGTTAAGTTACCAGTTACTGTTACGTGTCCACCGAATGTAGCAGTGTCGCCAGCTTGATTACCTATTGTAAAATCTCCACCTAAGTCAGCGTTAAGAGCAGTTTTAACTTGTGCTGTTGTTGGTGCTGCTTGTGTAAATGTTAGTCTATCATTTGATGCACTAGTAGTTACAGCTAAACCGCCAGCTCCAGTAATTGTCAATGTATCTGTAGTGCTATCTGCTACTATACTATCTTGACCTGAAACTGCTATTGTTTTAAAACAATCTGTTTGAGGAGCTCCTGTAAGATTTACCCAAGCAGATCCATTATAGTACTGTATAGTGTTTGTACCTGTATCGTATATTATTTTACCTTCAACGTTACTTGCGTTTCCAGTAGTAATCTTGTGCAGTATAGCATTTTGCAGCTCTGACGCACTTCTAAGATCTAAGTGATTTAATATTGGTATTGCCATTTTTTTGTTTAGTTTAAATATGCATAGCCGCTTTCTGCAGTGACTAAGTTAATTGTTAAATTGTTTTTATCAGTATATACTACACCACCAAGAGCACCTACATTTTGATATACATTATCATGACTTGTAAACTTTAAGCTAACGCTTGGAAATTTATTTAAGTTATGATTAATACTCCAAGTTGTAGAAGCATTATTTTGAGTATGTGTAAAATGCTTATCTTTGCCTTCAAAACCAAAAGCATAAAATTGATCTTGCTGAAGGCTGCCATTAGAAGAAACATGAGAAACACTTACGTCTCTAAGGCTATTATTACTAGAGTTTACTGAGTAATTATCGCCAAAAGTAAATCTTCCAAAATTGTTTCTATCTTTTATATTAAATAAAATAACTTCATGATTTAAGAAGCTATTTAAATATTCTCTAACATCACTTCCTCCTATATAAGAGTTGTGTATGTTTAGTGTGTTAATGCTAGAAAAAGTAGAGCTATTAGCTTTGAAACTACCTGAATTTAAATTAGAGGTAGAAGTTTGACCATCATACCTATAACCTATATCACCGCTTATACCTTGAGACGTTAAAAAATCTTTTAGATCGTTTATTGAGAAAGTCTTAGTAGAACCATCAACATCTGATCCTAATAGCAACTCCGATCCTCCAATACTACTATCTTTGGAATAAGCATCTATTCTAGCCATTAAATTATTTTCTTATTTTTTGTATTTTTTCAGCACCTCTAGAACCAAAGTATGCTACGTATACTGTTATTAGTAAAGTTTTTAATAACTCAACCCAAGCTGTATCAACGTCGAATAAAGTGTGAAATGAATCTATTATTATTAATATTGTTGAAGCTAACGTTAGATATATCAGAGTAAGTGGTCTAGTATTTTTACTCAACCAAGAATCAGACTTCATATCTGAATCCCAACGCTTTGATACGTTTTCCATCTCTATAAGATCCTGCTCTATAAGCTTCATAGCAGTTTCTTTATCTTGTGGCTCTATTTTAGGATCACTTGTTATAAGATTTTTTACTATACCAAAAGTACCTTGGTCAGGTAAAATGTCCCCTATAGAGCTTAATACAGCAGGTGCTTTTTCTTTTAAGAACTTACCTACTTTAGTTTCTGCAAATTTTTTCTTAGACATTATCCTCCTGATTTAATTCTTTTTTTAGCCTTTTTTTGTTTCTTCTTTTGTTGTTTTCTCGCTTCTTTTTGAAGCTTTTTATTTACACATTTATTACCAAAAATACCCCCACCACACATATCATTAAGCAAAGAACTTCTGTTTAATCCTGAATTTGTAGCACCTGCTATTCTATCTGCTTGAGTAGGGTTATGGTTGTTATCTATACCAGCTTTAACACTTAAAGATCCAAAAGCGGTTTTTGTTATATCGCTACGGGTTTTAGAATTTTCATCTACATTTTGAGCCAATTCATTAGTTTTTTCTGATTCAAATACTGAAACAGCTTTTGGAGGGGTAGGCGTTGTCTTAGCTCTTACTAGCTTGTTGGTGTTTCTTCCGAATAATCCACCTTTTTTATATCTTGGTTTATTTTTAGACATTACTTTTCTTTTTTTTGATGCCAATTGACCGTAATAAGACTCCTGTCAAAAGGATTACGAGTATGAGTAGAATCCATTTCTACCTTTGGGTTTGTTTGACTATAAAACTTATTTGTAATTGTATCTTGAGTTATACCACCTAATCCTCGGCCTCGATCCTTAATAACTTTTCTGTTTTCAACTTTATCTTCTCCTTCTGATTTTTTTAATGAAGATCTTTTATAATTATAACTACACTTGTATTTTGCTAAAGGAGATTCTGTTCTTTTTGCCCCAGATTTTTTTTCAGGATTTAACCTTCTAACATCATTTAAAAACTCTGCTGCATCGTTTTGTTTTGCATCTACTTCTTCTAAGCTGTCATCTAGTTTAACTCTGCTAGCAGCCATTCCCTGCACTAGGTCTATATCTTTTTCAACTTTTGTTTTAGTTTTATCAACAGTTTGTTTTTTAATAGGTCCAGTTCTTAAAGTTGAAGACATTATACTTTTAGAAGCTCCTTCCATTGGGTTTTTAATTTTTTGTTTGAGGTCTATTTTATTAGATCTTTTTCTCTTTCTTTTCTTTTTTAGCTTGTCCATTATTTCTTTTCTTTTTTATATGCTTCTTTTTCCCAAGGATAAGACTTGCTTCCGTCTTTAACTCCTCGTTTATATCTTTTACCTTTCCAGTAAATGTACTCACCATCATAAGATAAGTCACCTCTTTTCATTTGTTCAAGGTGAACCTTCTCATGACTTATTACTGTTTCTAATAATTTTTTATCTCTTATGTCTTTATTAACTACAATACTCCCACAATCATTAGCTCTACCTAATACATTTTTTTCATCAGGTATGTTATATATAGGTGTGTTATCTATTTTATACGGAGGATTTAATTTAAACTTCGACATATTATTTTTTAGATTTTCTTCCTTTTCTTTCTTTACCTTTTACAGCATCGTCTATATCTCCAAGTTGATTACCAACTTCTTTTATGGCTTTAGCTACATCTTCTAGTTCTTGCATTGTTAATTTATATCTTTTCTTAACATCTTTAACAGTTGCAATTACTTTTTCATCTATTTCAGTTTTACTCCAAAGAAGTGCCCAGACATCTTTTAAGTATTGTTTAGTTAGTTTCCACATATTACCATTTTACTTTGTTAGCCCAATAAGCAGCTGACATTTTACCTTTCGCTATATTCTTAGCATGTCTAGCTTTAAAAGACTTTCTTCTTGCTTTTTGCTTAGCTGACTCACCAGCTTTAGGTTTACCAGCTGTTGTAACACCTTGCTGTCCAAACCTAATAATCTTCTCTTTACCACCAGAACAAGCTTTTACTATATGAGACTTTGTCTTGTGACCTCTAGTTCTTTTAGGTTTATTACATTTTAAAGTCTTCTTATCTACAGCCATTATTTCTTTTTCTTTTTAGTTGATTCACCACAAGGTCTACCTGTAGCTACGTTAATCCAGTTTTCTTTTTGAAACCAGTCTCTTAATGTAGCACCTTTTTTACGAGCGCCTTTAACATTAGATTTACTTGATCTTTTATATTTACCTGAAGCAGCTGCTTTACGTTTAGCTCTAACGACTTTATCACGCTCAGCCTTACTCATTGATCTTACCTTTGCAGCAGGTAGACAAACTTTCTTGGTGCCACCACCTTTAACTTTATTTTTTGGCATTACTCTTAATAAATTTATACATACTATCTCCTAATCTTTCTCCTGATCTTGAATCTGAAGCATAATGACATTTAGCTACGTTTCTTGAAAAACTTATATCGTTAGCTAATAACATGAAGTCATTATCTTTATATCTATCAGCATATAATCTACCTAACATCCTGCTTTGAGCACTGTGGCCACTAGGATAACTAGGTGTTTTCATGGTTTTTAGTTCTACAACTACTAAGGGTATACCATATTCTTTAGCTAAAACTTTTGGCCTCGGCCTGTTAAAGTGGGTTTTTAGCTTCATTACTATATCGGCACTTTGACCTATCAACTCATTTAATTCTTTTTGATCTATCTCTATACCTTTAGATCTAGCTAAATCTACAAAACACTTATGCTGGTCGTCACATTTTTTTACAAAACCTGGATCATGCTTTACTTTAGCTAGCTCTTGTATTTCTTTTAATGTTTTTAATGAGCTGTTTTTAGGCGGCTTGCTATTTTTAAAGATAGATATGTCAAAACCTTTTAAACTCATTTTTTCTTTTTTCTACCAAACCTACTTGGGCCACCTGCTTTAGTACATCTTACACCCCAACCGCTAGCATAAGCTGAAGGCCATACTTTAAATTTTCTCTTTGCGGCTGCTTTACATGCTGCGCTAATTTTACCCATAATTTATTTTTTATAAGATTTTAAAAACTCTACCAACACTTTTAGATCAGACTTAACTTCAGCCAAACTCACTTTAACTTCCTCCATATTTTTAGCCATAGTCTCGTGTCTTTTTTCAAAAGTTGCTTTAACCTCTCTAATGCTAAAAAAGAAAAATTTATACAAAGCGTATGATGCAGCTACGGCTACTACTAGTGATAACCCAAATTCTCTTACTAAGTCTAATACTTCCTTCATTATAGTTTTCTACCTTTTTTATCTACTTTAACTTCTTTTACTATAACTTTAGTTTGAGGTTTTTTATTTCTTAATTCCTCTAACTGTTTGTTTAGCTCGTCTAGCTTTGTATCAGCTTCGCTTCCGTCTTGTATCATAGATGAGGTTATCTTAACTTCTTCGCTTAATATATCAACTTCTTGCTGTATTACTCCTACAGATTGTTTTAATGATAATATCATATCTTCGTTCCACTTCTCTTTTAACTCATACTCTAGACGTGTAACTTCAGTTGGTGGTAGTGTTTTAGCTTCTTCAATGTCTGCTTGAAGCGTATAATACATACCAACAAAAGATGCTGTTATTGATATTATAGCTATTACAGTTTTTAAGTCAAGTTGTACGGATGTGTTTTCAGATATTTTTGTACTCATTAGTGGCATCAAATGATGGGCATGCTTTATTAGCAAACTCATTGTGTGAATAAATAATTGCTTCAGGGTACATAGCTTTTAATGTTCTAATAACAGCTAATAGTCCTTCTTTTTGTTTTTCTGTTCTAGTATCTTTCGGGGTCTTTCCATCTTCTTCAACGCCACCGCAATAGCATATACCGATAGAATTACGGTTATGCC